GGTGTATGAGTAATGCACGAAACCTCGCAGCAGCAGGGGCTTCGGCCCCAGGAGGCCTAGCGCCAACAGGGGTTGTCCTGCCATTCGCTGGTAGTACAGCCCCCACGGGCTGGTCCTTGTGTTTCGGCCAAGCCGTCTCCAGAACCACCTTTTCAGCCCTCTTCACAGCCATCTCAACGACCTATGGCGTGGGCAACGGGACAACCACCTTCAACCTTCCAGATCTTCGTGGCCGTGTAGCTGCGGGTGAGGACGACATGGGTGGCACAGCAGCCTCTCGGTTGACCACGGGTGGCTCTGGTGTCAACGGAGCATCCTTAGGTGCCTCTGGTGGCACTGAGACCCACACCCTGACCACAGCTCAGATGCCCTCACACACCCACAGCTATATCGGCGGTGCAAACGGCGCTGGTACAGGAACTGTGGGTGCCGCTGGGCAGAGTGCCAACGGGTACACAATGAATACCCTTGGTGCCGGATCTGGTACAGCGCACAACAATACGCAACCCACGATTGTCCTCAATTACATCATTAAGACATAACCATGGAACTAGAGCACCGTATTATTAAACTGGAGCTTCGCGTAGATAACCACCAGGAAGACCTAAAGAAGCTCTCAGACATGTCTAGGGCTCTTCAGGCTTCCTTGGTTTCCATCGAGAAGACCCTTGCCCAGATCAAGTGGCTGGCCGCAGGCGCAATCTTTGCGATCTTCGGTCAGGCCATGGGCCTCGACAAGATCCTAAAGCTATTCCTATGACCATGAACAAAGCCGACGAGAAGGCCCTAGGGTCTCTCCATGGCAAACTTGCAGAGGTCTTGCGAGACGCCCTGTCCCAGGACTTCACTGATCCTGAGACGGGGATCTCCCTGCCTCCCGCAGCTATCCTCAATGTTGCCCGACAGTTTCTTAAAGACAACAAGATTGAGGCCACAGCACCTCAGGGTTCTGCCCTGCATGATCTTGCTGATCTCCCTATCTTCGAGGACGACAACATCGTCCCTATCCGTAAATCCAATTAAACGACCCACAAGGCTGTTTATCGAGGGAGTGGTACTACCCCACCACCCCCCTCCTTAAAACGTCTCCTAGGTACCATTAAACAACTCTATGACCCCTAAGCACCCAGTACTTTCTGACTTCCGTAAGTTTGCCTATGTAATCTGGAAACACCTGAACCTCCCAGACCCTACTCCGGTTCAGTATGACATCGCCCAGTACCTCCAGGGTGGCCCTAGGCGGTCTGTGATCGAGGCCTTCCGTGGTGTGGGCAAGTCATGGCTGACCTCAGCGTTTGTCTGTTGGCTGCTCCTGAACAATCCCCAGCTCAAGATCCTGGTGGTATCGGCCTCCAAGGAACGAGCTGATGCCTTCTCCACATTCGTCAAGAGGCTGATCAACGAGATCCCCACACTGCAGCACCTGAAACCTCAGGATGGTCAGAGGGACTCGGTGATCGCCTTTGATGTGGGACCAGCTACCCCTGACCACAGTCCCTCGGTGAAGTCCGTGGGTATCACAGGTCAGATCACGGGTTCCCGTGCCGACATCCTGATTGCTGATGACGTAGAGGTTCCCAACAACTCCCTGACCCAGATGATGCGAGACAAGCTCTCGGAGGCAGTCAAGGAGTTCGACGCTATCCTGAAGCCAGGTGGACGGATCATCTACCTCGGCACCCCTCAGACTGAGATGTCCCTCTACAACCAGCTCCCTGAGCGTGGCTATGAGGTCCGCATCTGGCCTGCTCTCTACCCAGAGCTGAACAAGGTGGAGAGCTACAAGGGCCGACTGGCCCCCATGATCACCAAGGCTCTAGAGGCTGATGTCACCCAAGCAGGGATGCCCACAGACCCCAAGCGATTCCACGAGGATGACCTGTTGGAGCGAAGGGCATCCTATGGACGGGGAGGCTTTGCCCTTCAGTTCATGCTGGATACGTCTCTGAGTGACGGTGACCGCTACCCCCTGAAGATATCAGACCTGGTGGTACAGAACCTGAACCCAACCATGGGTCACCTGAAGGTGGCATGGGCTGCTGCACCTGAGGTGTGTCTCAATGACCTCCCCAATGTGGCCCTGACTGGAGACAGGTACTACCGCCCCATGTGGCACTCTGAGGATATGTCTGAGTACACAGGCTCAGTGATGTCGATCGATCCCTCTGGACGAGGTAAGGACGAGACTGGGTATGCCTGCATCAAAGCCCTCACAGGGAACCTCTTCCTGACAGAGCAGGGTGGTCTTACAGGTGGCTATGAGATCGAGACCCTCGAAGCTCTGGCCTATGCAGCCAAGAGGAACCAAGCCAAGTACATCATTATCGAGGCTAACTTCGGTGACGGTATGTTCACCCAGCTCTTCAAGCCAGTCCTGAACAGGATCTACCCGTGTACCGTGGAGGAGGTGAAGCACTCCACCCAGAAGGAAGCTCGTATCATCGACACCCTAGAGCCAGTCATGAGCAGCCATAGGTTGATCGTAGACCAAAGGGTGATCCAGAAGGACTTCGACACAGCCAAGGATATCAAGTACTCCCTGTTCTACCAGATGACCAGGATCACTCGTGACCGTGGTGCCATTGTCCATGATGACAGACTGGATGCCCTGGCTATTGCTGTGGCCTACTGGACTGAGAGCATGGGTAGGGACAACAACAAGGCAGCTCAGGAGGTACGCTCAGTGGCACTCGACAAGGAACTCAAGGGGTTCATGCAGAGTGTCAGGGGGAGTAGACCCAAGCAGACTACCTGGATGTCCCGTGCTTAGGTTGCCCAATTGGAAAGGTCATACTTTTCGGGGGGAACTTCATCTGGGCACACAGTCCACTTGAGGGCCAGTCTTTGGACTGGGCTGGTATCCTCATGTGTGCTCAGCATGTCATTAGCTGGTCAATCATGGGTCTATCTTCTATCAGAACCTACACTCTATAGTTTACTCTATGGGGGGTAGGGGGGTAGCTAGATAAGCCTATATGGCTAGCATATAGGGTATAGTTATTACTCTAAGACAACTATAGATACCTAGGGTTGTCCTTAGGTTGTCTCTAGGTGTTGTCTAGAGAGATGATACCATAACGATAACAATGATAGAGTCTCTCTCTAAGTCAGACTTGATGTATGTCTCAGGATCTATAGGATCTCTGGGTGATCTTGAGGTATGTCTCAAGGTAGACCTAGTGATAACGCTAGGTTGGTCTAGTGATAATCTAAAGACAGTCTGCTAGGGGTTCCTGGTGGATAGGCTTGAGGGAGTCCTCAGGTGTGTCTTTAGGTTGGCTTGAAGAGAACTCTAGGTGTGACTCTAGGGTCAGAATAGTTCACCACAAAAATATGTAAGCCCTAACGTATATACGTTGATCGCAGCTTCCCCCCTCGGCCTCTCTCGCTCTAGGGCAAGTGGCCCTTATATATTCTATGCGGGGCCTAGAGTGTCACTAAGTTGGCACAATGCAAGCTAAGTGCTTGATTTATATGGGCTAGCATTAGCTCAGGATGCTAGTGAGTAGTGATCTAGGGGCTAACTAGGGGATCGCCTGGTGCGCTATGGAATTGATAGCGCTGTCCTAGTTTGTTGATCAGTCGATTTTTTTATCACCTTAAGTTATCCTCAAGTTATCCACAGACTTATCCACAAGTTATCCACAGGTTCTACCTAAGCCTGTCCAGACACTGGCATGATCAAGCCAACAAATAGCCTCCTCACTATCACTAGTGCAGGGGGCTTTTTTTTCACAACTCTAGGTTACCTGGGCAGGTACTACATTTATCAGTGCGTTTTCGCATGGAAAGAGTACCGAAGCTCTAAGGGTCTACCCTGATAGGGTTTTGGAGGGGTCTTATAAATCAACGACTTACGAGAGTTGGCACGATTCTGTTATGCTATAAGGGTAAGAGCTACAGTTTTTTGTAGTTCTCATTTTCTAACCTAAGGATCATCATGCATCAATTCAATCGTCAGATCTTCACTACTAAGCCATCACGCTGGGAAATCCTGTTAGACTATGCCTTAGGCCTTGTCATAGCCCTTTCGCTAACCATGGCTGCACTGGCCTACTTTGACGTTCTCTAAGGGGGCCACAATGCACAATACACCCCAACAAAATGAAGATTTCCGCAGAGCTTGGGACGCTACTAACGCCCGTTGGAAAGCCCAACAAAAGGCGCACGAGCAACAGAGCAAAAAACCTACGCCCTGACCCTTGCCAAGTGGCAACCCTTGCCGATATAAAACAATCTCATTCCATCACTCATAGGACTACAACACCATGATCCGCTCTAAAAAACTGCTCGCTATCGATACCAATGCCAAGACAATCAAGGGCCAAAAGTATGGCTTTATGACTGGCATTCTCTACCTTGCACCAAGCACAATATCGGGCAACCAAGTGTGCCCAATGGCTGAGACTGCAGGCTGCACTAAGGCATGCCTCTACAGTGCAGGCCGGGGTGCATTCAACTCAGTGCAACAATCCCGTATCGATAAGGCCAAGTGGTTCTTTGCGGATCGTGAGTCTTTCATGATCCAGGTTGCCCGCAATATCCAAGGGCTAATCCGTAAGGCCAAGGCTAACGATATGACACCCTTGGTCCGGCTTAATGGTACTTCGGATATCCGGTGGGAATCGGTCCCCGTGACAATCGACGGGGTGACGCATGCCAACCTTATGGCTGCATTCCCTGAGATCCAATTCTATGATTACACCAAGTTGGCAAACCGTAAGGGTGTACCGGCCAACTATGACCTTACGTTTTCCTACAGTGGCACCCCTGCTTATCAGCGCTATGTCGATCAAGCCAAGGCTGCAGGCATGCGGATCGCTGCGGTATTCCGTAACGTGGAGGACATCCCTGCGACATTCCTAGCCCTTGAGTGTGTCGATGGAGACGATAGCGATATCCGCCATATGGACCCGCAAGGCGTAGTCGTGGCCCTATACGCCAAGGGTGCAGCCAAGCACGATACAACCGGCTTCGTGGTCGATAGCGCCAAGGGTCAAGCCCGTAGGGTTATCCCAGTCTCTCTCGCAGCCTAACCCTTACCGATTGCCAATGGTTGCCCTCTGGGATCAGAGGGTATCCGTGGGCACTCTATCGGCCAAGCCCTAGGCCAACTCATAGGACTAACATCATGACAATTTTTGGCTTGTACCTGCAGGAGGGTACACCCCTTGCACTTTTCGACAATGTAGAGGTGGACCCAGTGGCTGAGTTTGAATGGGGCTGCGAGCGGATCGCTGAGGGTGACATTGAACAAACCCGCAGGGACTATCCGCAGGCTTCAATCTTTTGGTCCGTGTACCTCCACTATGACGCTGAGAGGCCGGAAAATGCAGGCTTTGGGGGTGTAGAGTGCATTGCAGACTTACCAACTAAAGAGGCTGCCATGGCCTACGCTGAGGGGGTGCAGGCTGCTCTAGAGGCTGCAAGGGCTGCAGCATGAAACCCACGTACTACGGGGCCAATGTCCGAATTGAGCATAGGGGCTTAGGTCTAGGGGGTCACCTAGTCGTCCAAAGGTCCAACTCTATCGGGGGCGGATGGATTGACGTAATGACGTTCTACGAATCCGCTAGCTATTGCTACACTGAGGCCCGAGAATATGCCTCAGCCCTAGCCGCTGAGCTGCACTTGGAGAGTACGCCCTAGCATTGGGCGCTCTACAATAGTTGACTAACCCGAAGGGCCTTAGCATTGGGCCTTTCCAATTAGTTTATTTTGTCTGCTATCATGCAGGCCTGTGCTGACCAGAGCACGTTAATACGCTGGGTGTCGGGGCGAACGCTAGGCCAGATGTGGACTAGACAATCCGACAATCTTTAAGAGTGTATGCATTGGGCGTTCTCTAGTAATCACTAGGGGTCGAGTGCCTACACCATTGGAGATTTATGACAGAACATTATGACCCTCACTGGCC